GCTCACACAGTGCGAATTAGCAGCGCGCCTCAGTGTGTCGCGCACCACTGTCGAGGACTGGGAGCGCGGAGCGACGCGCGTCCCCGCGTGGGCTGTCGAGCACACCCGTATTCTAGCCGCGGCCGCGCAAGGGACCGGAACGTGATGGCCATGGCCCAAACCGTCACCGACATGATCGTTCTCGACATGCTCACGCGCGGCGCTTCGACGGCGCAGTGGATCGCCCTGCAATCAGGACTGCAGCTCGCTGCCGTCAAGACGGCACTCGATACGCTCGCCGCGCACAAGCGCGTCGTTCGACTGCCTTCCGGTGCCTTCGTTCTTCCTGCTCGTCCCATGGTGGTCGTGAGGGCAGCATGCTGATTGCAGTTCTAAACGCCGTGCTGACGGTAGCTGCCTTCGTGCTCGGCTACGTCATCGGGGCGACCATCGAGATCCGTCGCGACCACGAGCGCCTAGTTCGCCTCGCCGGGCTACTCGACAGCGAGAACCGTTCCTGGACGCTCTGGCGGTTCCTTGCCGCGATGCAACGCGGCGAGCACAACCGAATCAAGATCGGATGGCGCCTCTGATGTTTCGCTCCGACAAGTACCTAAAACACGTGCGTCAGCACATCTGCGTTGCGCCAGGTTGCGTTCGACCGGCAGAGGTAGCGCACCACTTCAGTCGGCTTGCTGGAGGCGGCGGCGTCGGGATCAAGCCAAGCGATACCTACACGGTACCTCTATGCGTCGAGCACCACGCCGCGATCCATCAGTACGGATTCCTCAGACCGTGGACGGTCGAGGAGACCGTGGCCGCGTTTTTCCAGACAGCTTTGCGTCTGGTGACTAGCTACTGGGTGCGAATCCGATTCCGCCGCAAGGTGAAGGAATCCGCAGAAGGGCCACAGGTGTTTTGATGTCCCGCGATGCCCTGCATATCGTCATCCTCGCCGCGGCGCTCGGCATTGCCGTCGTCGTGGCGTACCGCGCTGGAAAGAGGCCGTTGCAATGACGCGCCGCAACTACTGCCGCCTGCGGATGCACCTGTGGCTCTACGCGTTCGACTTCATTGGCGCGTTCTGGCCTACGTCGCGAGCGGCTACGCACTGCCTGAAGCGCGGTCTTTACTGGTTCCGGAGGGCACAAGGATGAAACGAACGATCACTGAATTGGCGCGACTAATTGCGGACCTACGCAGGTCAGAGCGGCAGTTGCGGGGGCAATGGAACGCAGCGGCGGGTGTTTGATATGGTGTTTGAGAAGGTGATGGGGGCGAAGTCATGAGACGCGAAAGAACAGGCACTTTGGTAAAGACAAAGTCCGGTCGGTGGCAGGCCATTGTTCGATTCGTAGATGGTTCGCGCCATCGTCTACCGCCGTTTCCGATCGGCACCTCGGAGCAGATGGCGCGAGTAAAGTGTTTCGAGCTTGCGCAGCGGCAACACGGTAGCGAGCGGCAGTCTAGTTCGAACCCAGTGAATCGCTGCATGTTTTGTAAGACCCCAACGGTAGCGAATCCGACATCACGCGTTCCGCCGTCAGGGAAAGCGAGCGCAGCTAGACGCACAATGTGCGAGAAGCACTATAGGCAGTTTGTTCGCCAGGCACGGGTTAGCAGCGTAGCCGTTGAGGCTGACCTGCTGGAGGTTTTCAATGACTAGCTCTATTGCCACTAGAAAGCTTTCTGAGTTGTCGGCGGTGCAGGCGCAATCGCAATTGGCACAGGTGTTCGAGCTAGTGAAGAAAGCCAGGACTCTTGCCGAGATACAACGCATCAAAGACGGAAAGCTTCAGATGGAAGCATTCTTTCGGACACGCCAGGCCGCTGTGGCAATGGGCGACCAAATCGAGTCTTTGCGCGCCAAGCTTCGAGAGCTGACTCTTAGGGTGGAACTGCAGCAGGGCGAGATCACCGCTCGAATGAACGCAACCGAGAGAGCGTGTGCGCTCAAAGAATTTGGGCTATCGCATACGGCAGCGACCCATTGCGAAATTGCCGCAGCGCTTCCCAGGAAACAGGTAGAAGCGCTAAGTGTGATTCAACAACGCAAAGGTTTAGAGTTGCGAGCAAAGGATCTGGTCCCGATTGTGGAATTGGGCACACCTGAGCGCAAACTTGTTGCCTCACAACTCGGAGAAGTTCGTGGCATTCGCGAGGCAATTGAGAGGGCAAAGGCTTTGCCGGAGTGGAAGCCCATTGCGCGACCTGAGACACGAAAGAACATCGAGATTGTGGGCAGCGCAGCTCCAGCATTTGCTGGTCGATGCCGCGCCCTTAGGTCAGCAGTGAATACTTTGGTCACGTACGCGGAACGATACGCAGTCGATAGAACAGAAGTCGCGCTTGCGCGCGCTCTGGCCCACCAACAGATGGTTGTTCGGATGGTAACCACGTTGGGTAACCCAAATGAAGCAGAAGCAACAAGCGAGAGCTTTGGCGGAACCGATGCCACGTCGTAGAATCACCCCGCCAACATGCATGGGGCAGCGGATGTCAGCGAGCGCTCCTGACAAGCGCTCAACGTGGTTTCTCAACTTGCCGGAGATCTCGGCCAAGGTCTACCTCGACTACATCATCCCGATGATGCGCTGGCAGTGGCGAGTAACCCAGCATGGCGCCGAGGTGGCGTACGGTCTTCGCGACGGAGAGCAGGCCGCGGCGAACTCGGCAACCGAGTGGCTCACTGCACGCGCGGAACTGACGCTCAAGCTAGCTGGAAGGCGGGCGGCATGACCACCTACCTCTCTCCCGCTGAGGTCGCCGAAAAGCTGAACGTGAGCGACGACCTAGTCCGCTCGATGTGCGCATCCAAACAACTACCGGCGAAACGCGCTGGAAAGCTCTGGCGGATCCCGGACTGGGCCGTCGAAGAGTACGTCCCGAGGACCCATGGCGAACTATCCAGGAAGGCGAAAAGGCACGCGGAGGGTCGTGATTTGGCACCCGTCGCTGAACGGGAAGCCACTCGAGCGAGTCATCGAGGGGACCAAGGCGGACGCGGAGGCCTACGAGGCGAAAAAGCGAATCGAGCTCGACGCGCAGGGGAAGACCGAACAGCGAAGCGCGCTGCGATTCTCGCAGGTCTTCGAAGCCTATAAGCCGCACGCAACGACCCACCTAAAGGCATCGACATGGAAAAAGGTCAGAATCTACCAGGTTGCCACGCTCATCGAGCACCTCGGGGACGTGCGCGTCCGGGACTACTGCGGGCAGACGATCGACGACTACAAGCGGGAGCGCCTGAGCCAGTCGCATCGCGGCAAGCCGGTCACGTCTGCAGCGGTGAACAACGAGTTACGGGTGTTCTCGGCGATCTGCAACTGGGGGCGCGAGGCGGGCTACGGGATCCCCGAGGTCAAGATTCGGAAGATCAAGCGTCGCGGTCGGGACAGGGTGAAGTTCTGGACGGACGACGAGCTGGAGCGAATCTTCACTGCGGCGCGGGAACTCTACCCGGACCTGCTGCCGATGCTGATCTGGCTCCTCAACACTGGGGCACGCAAGGGCGAGGCGCTAGCCGCGGAGTGGGCGTGGCACGACTTCGAAGCGGGGGCCATCGAGATCCCAGCCACGGAGACGTGGCAGCCGAAGTCGGGGAGGTCGCGGGACGTACCGATGGCGGACGCCGTGCGGGCCATTCTGGCGGGGCCGCGCAGGCACAAGACAATCGTCTTCCCCAACTGCCACGGCAGGATGTACCGCGAGTTCCCGAAGGACTGCTTCTGGGCGATCTTGGCCAAGGCGGAGGTCCGAGGGAACCCGCACATGTTCCGGCACACCTTCGCCTCGAAGTTCCTGCACAAGGTCCCCGACCTGCAACTCTTGGCCGCAATCCTCGGCCACTCGACCACAAGGGTGACCGAATTGTATGCCCACCTCTTGCCCGGGAGGCTGGATCGTGCGAAGAACGCGGTGTCGATTCTGCCGCAAACCATGGCGGTGACCATGGCGAAGCAGAAAAGACCCCGAAAAACTCGGGTGAATTGAAAGGCGCCACTAGCTCAGCTGGAAAGCGCGAATTAGAAAACACGGGGTTTTTGCCGGCAACAAGCCGCGAAAAACGCCGTGTGCCGGTTATTGCCGGTGCAGACCATGGCGGAACCATGGCGGCCGATCTGGTCGTCCGACGCCTCCCCTCCGGACTCTGGGACTACGGCGACGGCACGTTCGGCTGGGCGCGGATCGGAGGCGCCCTGTGACCGCGCCGACCTACCGCGACACGAGCACCCACCGTCCGCCGTCTACGCGTATCCCTCCGCACCAGCAGACGGGTGGCCCACGTCGTCCCCCGCCACCTCGCGAGCGGATACCGCGTTGCGAGCCTCGACCGGATCGGTTGAAGCAATGCCGCAGCTGCGACGAGTGGCTACCGATCGCGTGCTTCCACAGACGCAACACGTCGCCCGACTTCCGCGCGACGGAATGTCGGTACTGCGCAGCGATCCGGAATGGATCGACGCACCCGAAGACGGCGAAGGGGGGTGCATCGTGAAGCACCAGGACCAGACGGTCAATCACGACCCGCCGCACACCTATGGTGACTGTTGGCGAACCACGATCGCGAACCTGCTGGGGCTCGACGTCTCCGACGTCCCACACTTCCTTCACGACGGGTGCGAAAAGGCGGAGGCCCTGCGACGGCTAAACGCATTCCTACGAACGCACGGGCTCTGTTTCATCGACGTCGGCATTGATCGGGCGTTTTTGGAGACAGTGGGCATCGCCGGCCTGCACCACGAAGCGGGCGGTCGTACTGTACGAAACACCGACCACGCGGGCGCGTTCTGCGACGGTCAACTACTTCACGACCCGCACCCGAGCCACGCAGGCTTTACCGAACTCCATGACGGGTTTGGATTGTTCGTTGCGCTACGGCCCTGGGAACTCGTCAGGAAGAACGGTGACGGCCAATGACCGCTCCCCTTTCCCCGTTCTTCAAGTACTTCGGGAGCAAAGCCCGCCTCGGCAAGGAGTACCCGCGACCACTTCACGACACGATCGTTGAACCCTTCGCCGGCGGTGCTGGTTACTCGCTCAACTACTACGAGCGAGACGTCCTGCTTAGCGACGTTGACGCGCGCGTCTGCCGAATCTGGCGGTACCTCATCGCAGCGACCTCCGACGAGATCATGGCGCTACCGCTGCTCGAGCCAGGGCAATCAATCCACACCCTCGACGTGTCCGAGGATGCGCGACTATTCCTGTCGTGCTGCGTCAACACGAGCCAATTCCGAAACGTGCTGACGAGCTGGAAAAACGGTCAAAACGACGGACTTTGGGGCCCGAAGTGGCGCGATAAGGTCGCGCGACAAGTCGAGCGCATCAAGCACTGGCGCGTAGTCTGCTGCCCGTACTGGTCATTCCCAACGAACCCACGAGCGACTTGGTGCGTGGATCCGCCGTATGAGGCGCTCGCGGACCACTACCGGGCGTCGAAGGCGGAACCGCTCGACTACGACCATCTCGCTACGTGGTGCCGTTCGCGAGCGGGCCAGGTGATCGTCTGTGAGCAAGAGGGAGCGAGCTGGCTGCCGTTCGAGCGACTGGGCACATTCGGCGCCGTTCGCGGCTTGAAGCAATGCGACGAGGCCGTTTGGTGCATCGCTGACCAGGCCGGGAAAGAGTGTCCACCGCCCGCAAGGCGGGAGCAGTTGGGACTGTTTGGATAGGGAGCAATATGCAATTTACACACGACATCGGAATAGTGGCGACCAAGGCGGAGCTAGACGCTCTCTTGGCGTTCTCGAAGGACACGAACGACGCGTCCATCACCATTAGAGTCCGCGCTGGCAAACTGCTAGCGATTGCCTCTTGCGGTAGATCGTCCGTCTACCACCATGGAGAGGCCTGGGACGGAGCCGGGGAACCTGCGACTGAGCGCTGTATCTGGCAGGTCAACGCCGAGCTGCTGCGTCGAATCAACAAGGGCCTCGGCAACGACGAGGAGCTACTTCTATCGATCGACGATGTCCATCATCTCACTCACGCAGTGGTGAGAACCATTGAAGACAACGAGACGAAGCAAAAGATCGACCTCGACAGCTTCGTGACGTCGCAACTGGAACTGTCGCTTTTTGACTTTCTCCCGTCGCGACCGGACCGAAACAACCGAAGCAAGCGGACGCCGGAATTTATGCTGGGGTTCTCGCAGCTCGACCTAATCAAGAAGGTCACGAAGGCGGCGAGCACCGACGCCGTGAGGTTCTTCGTTGAGTCGAGCCCCAACACCCCCGTCTACGTTGAGGTCGACCAGATCAAGCGACTTGCAGACGAGGAGCAGGCGCGCTGGGTCTGCGTGTTCGTTCCGATCAAGCTTGATGAAGACTTCGAGGAACGCGACGATTCACCACTGCTCAAGGCGGCGAAGGAGTTCAAGAGGAAAGCCGAAGACTCTGGGTACAAGGTCTCAGTGACTACCCCCGACGGCAAGACAACGACGATCGCCAACCCGAAGGGTGCCACCGCAAAGTCAGAGCCAGAGCCCGACGACGACGTTTCGCGCGAACTCAAGAAGCGCGGCAAGAAACCGTCTACCAAGACGGAAAAGCCCAAGGTCGCAGCGAAGGACTCCAAGAAGTCGCCCGCGTGGAAGGCGCCGGTCGCGAGCAAACCCAAGAAGAGTAAGCCGTCCAAGAAGCCCAAGGCGCCAGCGAGTCCCGCGCTCGAAGACCTCGAAGACGAGTCCGACGATGGCATCATCGACGCCTAAACCATTCAATTGGCGCGAGTGCCTCGAGTTGGCGGAGCAGATCCTGGCTGCTCCGCCCGCGCGGGATTACATCCATCGTCCGGTGTTTCTGCCGACGGTGGTGTTCCGCGTCGTGCTGCCGGCGGAGCTCTGTCTCGAGGCAAACAAGACGATGCGACGCGGGTTCGCGAAGGCGAAGTTCGCCCACGCATCGAACGCGAAGAAGCTCTGGAAGAAGCTCGACGACCTGGCCAAGCCTTGGCTGAAGTACCGACCCTACTGGCCAATACAACTCGAGTCCGGGCGGCCACAGGTGCTCGCGGTCAAGTTCTCGTCGCATCCGAACGACGAGGGCTCGAACCCCGCCAAGAAGGCGATCGATATGCTGACGGTTCCGCGCGTCGATCCGGAGACAGGGATACGGCAAAAGCATCGGCTGGGACTCATCGTTGACGACCGACGGAGTTCCGTCGATCAGCACCACTGGTGGGAGTTTCTGCCGAAGAAGCACCGAGCTTTCGTGCTCATTGAGGTGAGGATCTGATGGCTGAAAAGTGGACCGAGCAACGAATGCAGGACGCGCTGACCCGTCGCGGGAACCTGTTCGATTTCACGCGGTATTCCGTGGTGCCGAACGTTTCCTATGCCGTGCTGAGCAACGGCGAGGCCGACCTGCTGTGCCTCTCGGGCTCGGGCGTTTTCCACGAGGTCGAGATCAAGGTCTCGAAGTCGGACCTGATCGCAGACAAGAAGAAGCGGCGCGGCCATGAGAATCGACTCGTTGCTTACACTTGGTTCGCGGTGCCGGTCGAGCTCGAGTCAGTGGCTCTGCAGCACGTACCGGAACGGTTCGGGATCGTCGTCGTCGAGCATTGGCCGAACCCGCACGGTTACGCGTGGATGGCAGGACGCACTCAGACGCGCGTCGTGCGCAAGGCGCGCAAGTGGACGCAGCCGGGGTCGCGCAAGCCATCGGATACCGAGGTGATTCGATTCCTTCGGACGGGTGTGATTCGAATGTGGTCGAGACGGACGGGAGTTGAAGCGTGAGCAAACCAGGCAGATACTCGAAGGTGTCGAGGCGAAAGTGGGTCGACGAAAAGATTCGGCGCATGCGGCCGCCGCCTCCGTGTGGGTTTACGCTGTTCGACCGGTTTTTAACGGGCCCCGAACTCACCAACGTTCCCGGGTTGTTCCCAGCTCGCGAGGTCGGGCTTGCGGACGCGCTCGGGTGGGAACTGGAAGCCTTTCGGGAAGCCTTCGAGGAAGTCTCTCGGGAAGGGCTCGCCGCAGCGGATTGGAAGGCGGGTTTGGTGTGGGTTCCAAACGCGATCCGACACAACGAACCTGAGTCGCCGAACGTCATCCTATCGTGGGAGGTAACACTCGCCGATCTCCCCGACTGCCGATTGAAAGACCTGGCGTTACAAGCGCTTGAGTCTTGGTGTAAGGCTAGGGGTGAGGGTTGGGCGAAGGCTTGGGCGAAGGCTTACCCCAAGGGTTCCGGGAACCAAGAGCAAGAGCAAGAGCAAGAGCAAGAGCAAACTCAGAGCGCACCAACCGAGAGCGGCTCGATGCCTGCGGCGCCGCGAGAGCGACACATCGCGAACTTCGAGCGGTCACTTCGACAACCAGACATCCGTGCTCAATTGCTTTTCGAGGCCTTCCGTGCCGAGACCGGAAAGTCGGGCCTGCGCTACGACCACAAGGCCCGCGAACTTTTCGAAGGTTTGCTCGACGAAGGCGTGACGGCAGACGAGATCCGAATCGTCGTGCAAGGCGCCAAGCACGACCGTTGGGCAACGGACACGGCGAAGATGGCGGCGTCGGCCCTGCTCGGTTCCTCGGCGCAGCGCACGCGGTTTATCGCCCTTGCCCGCGATCCGCCGAGAGCCAAGGGCGTGAAGGCGCCCAGACAACCCAACTCGGTCGGTGGATTCGGTGACGCATTTTGCGCTGCGGCGCAGACGGGAACGGCAAAGTGACAGACCAAAAAGACAACCTAGCGCGAGCGAAACGCACCTACGACGCCTCTGGCGTACCGACTTGCCGCTTAGTCGGTACACTCGTGGCACTGCCGACGGTCGTGGCAGACGACGAGCCCGGTCCGGACGTGGACCTCGTGCGACGGGCCCGCGAGGACCTCTGGCGGCGGCTGCCAGCGTGTTTCAGGCGGAAGCCGTCGGAGATAGCCTCGTGGTTCGATCCGAAGGCACGAGCCATCCTCGACGCCGCAATGGCCTGGGACTGGGGCTCCCCCAGCCTGCTGATTTGCGCCCCGACCGACTGGGCGAAGTCGGCAGCGGCCGCTCTGGTTGCTATTCGGCTGATGGCGCGAGGGCGGGAGTCGGAGCACGAGCGCTGGCGCGGCATCCACTGGCAGGGCGTCCCCGAGCTCATGGGAGCCGCTCGGCAATGGCCCCTTGGCGCCGGAGAGTGTCCCGAGGTGCGCCGTGTGTCGCGATGCAAACTGGCCATCCTCGACGACCTAGGCAACGAGCACGACCACGGATCGACGCTGTTCGAAGTCACTCAGGCGCGATACCAGCGCGAACTGCCAAACATCGTGACCACCGGGCTCTCGCCTCGCCAACTCGTCGACCGCTACGGCGAATGCATCCTGCGAAGGCTCGTCCAGCGGCACGGGCAGATGGGCACGATCATTGACCTGACGGGGGCGCCGTGAGGTTTTCTAAACTCGCATTGAACATCGCACGCGTGAAGGAGTCATTCCGGCGGACTGTTTACCGCATCCGCAAGGGTGCCCCGGTCTGCGCTCGATGCGACCGCGTCGGGTACCAGCGGGTTCGAACGGAATCCGGCGTGGAGTGGCGCTGCGACTGGCACATGACCGACGCGCTGCCGCGCGCCGTGCGGACACTGGACTTCGACTACCACAGCCGACGCACCTTGAACGCCGCCCTCGACTCGAAAACACCACCAACAATCGCAACTGCACAACCGAAGTAACAAGGAGACCTATGGCACTACCAATCTTTTGGCTATTCCCACGCAAAATCGTGAAGGACCTTTGGGCGATTCGCAGCTTCAAGCTGCTTGGTTTCCAGTTCGCGTGGTTCCGGCTGCGCAACGGAGCGTCACCGTGGGCACGCTTGGCTCTTGAGGACTGGCCATGGTGACCGCTGACCTCGACTCGAAAGGAACGACACGATGAGCGACGCACAATGCACTTGCGACATGGGCTGCGACCAGCCCTGCCAGAAGCACTTTCCCGGCGAATGCTTCGAGCCGATGGCGTTCGAGTCGACCGAGCCAGACTGGCAGCCCCGCGCGCTTGCGGCCGAGGCTGAGCGCGCTCGGCTAAACAAGGTCTGCTCCGACCTCGCCACGGAGCTCTTCCAGGTGCAGTGTGCGCACGGAAGGGCGTCCACGAGGGCCCAACGAGCCGAAGCGCGAGTGAAGGAGCTGGATACTGAAGGCACAACGCTTCGCAGCACGATAAAGTACTGGAAAGAGTCAAGCGAGCGCCTCGCTGCCAGCGTTAGGGAACTCCAACCCCTCGCCGACCTGGCGCGGAAGATTGGGGAGGCGCGACTTGCGTACGACTTGTCGTGTGTGGACAGTGCGGCGGCCGATACAATGGGGAAAGTCATCGCCGCAAACGCGGCACGTCAGGCAGCTAGCGACCACCTAAATCGCCTTGTTTTGCGAGCCGCCGCGATGGCGGAACTTACCTCTCGCGAGGGCTCCAGTGGCTAACCCGTGCACGAATTGCCGCTACAACCGCGGTTCGCTGCAGATCGAATCGAAGCCGTACGTCGCGTGCTCGAAGCGACGTGGGCACGTCCCGGCGGCAATCGTGACCTGTCGATTCCGCATCGAGCGGCGAGCGCATCTGACGGTGGTGCGATCGAATGGCTAACGAGAAAATTCCGCCTCCGGCCATTGGATCGCCGTCGCAAGCGTGGGTCGACTGGGTAAACGCGTGTTACCCGTATCGGCAACGTGAATTCTACGGGCCGCGTGAGCTCTACCCGTTGCTGTCCGACATGCCCGACCGCGAATTGGCTGCACTCGCTGCCGAGCAGTGGTTTCGCGCAAGCGCAAAGCAGCGCGCGGTCGCGCCGCGAGTGCCGGCGCAACCAAAGCTCGACCTCGGAAAGGACTGGGAGCCGTGATGGCGTTGAGGTTTCCCGAACGCGCCAAGTTCGATCTCGCACGTCGAGTCGTTCACATTCGGTTCGCTCTCTCGTGGGCGTACTGGGATGGCGGTCCAGCAGTGCGCGATCCCGACCCGCGCCGATGGGCGACCAGCAGGCGACGGCGACGCATGCGTTCAAAATAGACCGAACCCGCCGATTTGGCGTCGGCGGGTTCGAGGTGCCTCAAGCGGGGGCAGAGGTCTTGGGACTCGGAAGGTCCCACAGCATGGAAAAACAGTCAACCGATAACTACTTCAAAGTCAGCACGCGCACGACCGCCGCGATCCCTTACGACCTGCTAAGCCAAGCAGTCGGCGAAGGAATCAAGGACCTACCAGCGGCGATCCGAGCTCTCATCGCGCTAGCCAAGCGGCACCTCGAGGAGGAGTCGCCTCAAAGCGGGATGTCCGACGACCGTCGCTTCGTGTCCTGGGTTTTCGCGTTCCGGACGAAAGACCCTGATTCGCTGGAAGCGGCGCGTAGAGCTGCTAAACAAGTTGCCACAATCGTGCGTCAGCACGTGGGCGACCCAACGTCATCCGACGCGCGCGCGGTATCGCTCTCGATCTGGCGCCCATGCGCCGGGGCGACCGATCCGATCATCGGTGCGATACTCGACAGGCGACGCGCGGCCTAGAAACGCGAAACCCCCTCGACGGCAATCGAGAGGGTCTCTGGTAACGAGCGAGGAGTTCCGGCAGAGAGGACCATTGCAGTTGGCAGACGGAACGTCAATCGAATCCAGCAAGAAAACGGCGCGTCCAAACCAGCAACGCGGCGGCTACTCCGCGGAGCTTGAGTTGTTCCTAACGACGACGGCGGCGCTCATGGGAGAGCGCAGCAACTTCGACGGGCAGGTCGCGGCTATCGAACGCGGCGGCTCCGGCGGCAACTCCGGCACGAAGGGCGTCGGGGTCATTCGCATCGAGATGTTCGAGAGCTGGGAGAGCCTCGACAAGCTACACAAGACCTTCGACCGCTCGCGGCGCTGCCTGATGTCCTGGCGGATGCTCTCGCAATACGAGCGCGACCTGGCGGAAGCGCGGTATCTGTACTGCCAGAAGAAGCTCCCGCCGGGGCTCCACGGGCAACTCGGGGACCTCTCGCTTGTGGCCTACGTCGTCGCGGAACGGCTTGGGCTGAGCGCTCGCCTCGTGAGGGACATCGCTTCGGAGCGCTCCCGCCAGTGGGAGAATGTGTGCGCGATCGCAGTCGAGGAACTGCACGCCTCATGGTGCGAGGCGCGAGCAGCGGTCAACGAGGAGTGCGAGGACGAGTCAGTGAAAGGCGGCGCCCAGTGAGAGTCGACAACCTCCGAATCAAGCAATGCGCCGTCCTAATGGGCGTCTGTCCCCGGCACGCGCGACGGATCCTAATCGGCATCCACCGACAGAACCCGGACAAGGGTCTGCTCGTGCGACCAAGCGGAGCCCCCGAGGGGCGCTTCGAAGTCGACCCCTACGCCTTCCGGGACATCGTGCTGCGGCGCCGGGGACTGACGGTCGATGCTGACACTGTGGGCGAACGCCTCGCGTTCTGCGAGTCAGACATCGGTGCTTTGCGTGTCCAAGTGAGAAAACTAAAAACACGCCAAATGCAGCTAGAAACAGGCAGAATCGATGCCTCGTAGCCCAGTCGAATTGGGACATTTGGGACATCTTTCGCACCTATATTATAGGCGCACGCGCACGCAACGAAGCCAGAGCGGAAGCGGAGGCGGCGCCAGAGTGCGGGATGGAGCAGTGGTAGCTCGCCGGGTTCATACCCCGGAGGTCGTCGGTTCAAATCCGGCTCCCGCGACCAGCCACGCGACGCACCGTCATCACCGTCACCCCGGATATGCTGCCTCGCCGGCAGCGCGCGAAACGACGGCAAGCCGCAGGCCAGCTGTTCAGAGTGACGATCGGCGAGACGGTAATCGCCAGGCAAATCCGCAGACTCGAAGCGCAGCGCGGCGACAGCCGAGCAAGGTGCTAACCCACCCGAATGAGCGAACTCGAGTTCGACATGAGCGTCGCGGCCAAGGTCACCTGCGTGCGATGCAAGCGCAAGCGGCCCATGCCAGAGGACGGAGATCTGGGGCCGACGGACGCAGCCAAGCCGGTCGCAATCATCGACACGCGCAAGGCCTGCGACTGGAACTGCCAGGAGACCAAGGTCCGGGTCGAGATCACTTTCGGGTTCTAGTTGTCAGCCGTGGAAAAGACGAAGAAACGCAAGAAAGCCAAGCGCGGACACCAGGGACAGACCCTGGAGCCGCAGACCGTGGCGCTGATCTTGTCCGTCGCTGCCAAGGATGGAATCCCAGCTGCCGTCGAGCGCTACGGGGTCTCGGAGCGGACGATCCACCGGTGGAAGACCAAGGTTTCATCGTGCAAGTGGCCAGAGGTGGCGGAACTTGTCTCGGCCTTCCGGAAGGAAGCAACCGAGCGATGCAAGGACCTCTTGACCGAGGTCTACGAGCAGGCCTTGAAGACCTTGCGCGAGAAGATGCCGAACGCGAGCTACCGAGAGGTGCTCGAGACGGTGGACAAGACGGGCGGCCTCAAAGAGCTGAGAGACGCCCTCGGTGACAGCGACGTCGACGAACCGCCTGCTGGCTAGGATACAAGCAGCTAAGCGACTGAAGTCGCAGGTGCAGGCCCTCCGGGCGCAAAAGCTAGCGCGGCGGAACAAGGCGTCTTCCAAGGAGCTAGCGAAGCTATCCCTACCCGACTTCATCGTCCGGGTATCTCCTTGGCTGGAGCGCCCGGACCATCTGGCGCCATACGTCCAGTGCCTCGAGGCGGCTGTCTCGAACGACATGGCTTCAGCAATCGAGGCGGTCGTTGCTGCTCCCCCGCAGCACGGCAAGACCGAAGTAGCGATCCATGCCCTCGTGTGGTGGATGCTGCGACGCCCATCGCTCTGGTATGCGTACGCGACCTACTCGCAGACACGCGCCGAATCGGTGTCACGCAAGGCGCGCGACGTTGCTGCTCGAGCAGGTCTCGAGGTCAGCGGCACACTCGAGCAGTGGACGATTGAGGGCGGCGGCGGCTGCAACTGGAAGGGCGTTGGTTCTGGTCTCACTGGCGAGCCAATCTCCGGATTCCTTCTGATCGATGACCCCTACAAGGGCCCAGAAGACTCGAATTCGAAGCTCATCCGCGACAAGGTGACGGAGTGGCGCGTCTCGGTTTGCGAGGTGCGCGTCCACCCTGGAGCGGGACGAATCCTCATGGCCACCCGGTGGCACCCCGACGACGAGTCGGCGCGGTGCATCGCGGAGGGATGGCACTACATCAACCTCCCGGCAATCGCCGAGAACGATAACGACGCACTTGGGCGAAAGCCCGGCGAGGCCCTGTGGCCCTCGAAGCGTCCAGCCGAATACCTGCAAAAGATTCGACGGAATCCCCGGATCGGGGAATTCGTTTGGGCCGCTCTCTACCAGGGACGCCCGCGCCCACGCGGCGGAACAATCTTCGGGGAAGCCACTTGGTACAAGCCGAGCGAGCTACCGACGAAGGGCTACCGATGTGCCCACGGCCTCGATATGGCGTACTCGAAGAAGACGAGCGCCGATCGAAGCGTCATCATCACCGGATATGAGCACAACGGCATCATCTACATCGTGGACTGCCAGGTGCACCAAGTCCGCGCCGAGCAATTCGCCGGTGTCGGCAGGGAGACCAAGCGCAAGAATCCGGGACCAGTGCGCTGGTACTTCGGAGGCCAGGAAGAGGGCGTGGCGAACCTGATGGAAGGCCACGGGTTCACGATTGAGAACCCGATCCAGGCCCGCCAAGACAAGTTCGTGCGTGCGCTCCCGGCGTCCACCAGTTGGAACGCTCATCGAATCATGGTGCCCACCGGAGAGGGCGACGAAGGCGCTCCGTTGTGGGTCACCGAGCTCCTCTCAATCGTGCAGGGATTCACCGGCGTCAACGACACCCGCGACGATGAGGTCGACGGTCTCGCTGCCCTCCACGACGAGCTCATGGAGCCCGAATCTGACCTCTCCCTGGGGACATCAGGGCCAGTAGCAAGAGCAGTTTAGCCGATACGAATGCCAGCCAAGCCACGCGAGCCGAAACAGGCCCAAAGTCTCGAAAAGCTCAACGGCGCAGGTGCGCGCGCAGAACCCCGGGCGTCGACCGCAGCCGGCTGGAATCCAGCGCGCATTCGCTCGGCTGAGCAGCTCTGCGCAGCTGGCAACTACTCGTTAGCCGCGGACCTCTGTGAGGCCATGATGGCCGACGAGCGCGTCTCGAAAGGCCTCAATCGGCTCTACGCGGCGACGACGCTCCCGCTTACGTTTCTGATGCCCGGGCTCGACGCTAAGGCATCTGAGAAGGATCCGGTCTGCCAAGCCCTGCAAGAGGACTGGTGGAAGATCCTTCCCGAGCAGCAGATGCGCACGCTCGTGTCGTGGCTCGGGCTGATGCGACTGGCGCTCTGCCACGTCGACGGCTGGAAGCTCGATCCCATCACCAAACGCGTCGTCCCCAAGCTCTCGGTCTGGTCACCTCGCAACCTGCGGCACGACGCGCAGCGTGGCTGGCTCGTTCGCTCGACGACTGACGGCGGATATAACTCCGTCGAAGAGGCGATCACCCCTGGCGACGGCAACTGGATAATCATCGTCGCGGGCTCGAGCTACCGCGCGCCGTACCAGGCGCCTTGGCGCGGACTATCGCGTTGGTGGCTGCTCAAGCTCTACGCGACGATCGATTGGCCGTCGTCGTCGGAGCGCCACGGACAAGGGACCGCGGTCGCCGAAAACGTCGGAACCAATCCGATCAAGTCGACGCCCGAAGCCCGCAGGGAACTCGCGAAAGACCTGCGAGTAATCGAGCGCAACGGCACGGTCGTGATGCCCGACGGGTGGACCTACAAGGTCGTCACGGACACCGCGAACACCTGGCAGACGTTCGCCAAGCAGACCGAATTCGCCAATTCGGCGATCGACATCGGGCTAACCGGTACCAACCTCACCACCGAGGTCAACGGCGGCAGTCGTGCCGCTGCGAGCGTCCACGAGACGGTCGACTCGGTGACGATGGGGTCGCTGCTCGAGCTCATCGCAACGGGCACCCATGACCAGGTTCTAGGTCTTTGGGCGCAATTCAACTTTGCTTCGGTCGCCCCGTATCCCAAGTGGGACACCAAGCCACCGAAGGACCGCAAGGCGGAAGCCGAGGCTCGCCAAGCGGATGCGACAGCCTTCAAGACGTACGTCGATGCCGGTGCCGAGATTGACCAGCTCGCCTGGTTCGGCGAAGGCGAGGTTCGTCTCGTCAAGGGTGCCTCCCCGGTCGTCAAGAGGCCGCAGGCGCCTGCTCCTGCAATCGCCCCGAAGATCCCTGCCGGCGCATTCGCTGGCGCAGCTCTGAACGAGCCCGGCACCGCATTCGCGCGTGGCAGAGACTACACCGACCGACTCGAGGCGCATTGCTGTGAGCACGCAGCGAAGGAGCTCGCTCCAACGCTCGCTGCGGTGCTGTCCGCTATCACCGGCGCGACGTCCTACGACGATGCCAAGGAGCGAATCAAGGCCGCCTACGGTGACGAGCTGCCGCCTTCGAAGTTGGTCAAGCTGACCGAGGCTGCCCTCATCATGGGGCAGATGGCGGGACGCGAGACGGTAGAGCAAGAATTCATCGCGGGCGAGTAATGGCGCGCAAAGAGTCGTTCGACATGACCGCGGACCCCGCGGCCTTCGACGAAGCCGTCGCCGAATTCGCAAGTCGCCGCGTCGTATCGCGCGAGGAAGCCGACACCCTGGACGCCTACGCTCGCAAGCGCGCGTGGTGGATCTCCGGCGTCGCGCAGATGGACATTGCGAACGACGCCCACGAGTCGCTGCTCGCTGCAATCCGAGACGGAATCCCGTTCGATGAGTGGCAGAAGACTGCTGGCCCGAAGCTCGAGGCCGCGTGGGGAAAGCCGAACACGTGGCGACTGCTGGTCATCTACCGCAACGCCACGACGAGCGCTTACAACGCCGGGCGCCTCGAGCAGATGGAGGAGCCGCATATCACCGCGGTTCGCCCCTTCAAGATGCTCGAGGTGGTCGACGATGGACACACCTGCGAGATCTGCGGGCAGTTTATCGAGCCCAAGATTATCCTGCCATGGGACGATCCGTGGTGGGTGTGGCACTCGCCGCAGTTCCACCATGCGTGTCGGTGCGGCGTTCGCTCGCTGCGTCGCAAGGTGGCCGAGAAGTTCGGTATCACCTCGGGTCCACCGGTGATCCAGGTGCAGATTCCAGACGGGTGGGGACTGAAGCCAAACCTCGCAGAGCCCCCGAAGCCGAGCGAGCGCATCAAGCCCCCCGACCCTGACCTGCAGCTTGAAGCGGCAGTCAAGGCCGGGAAAGACCTACGGGAGCGCAAGCCGGTCGAGATTCCTCAGAGGTTCATCGGGCCAAAGCAGCTCACCGCGCGAGACATCATGGCGCAGCAGCTCGCTGGACCAGGTGGATCGAACGCGGGCGGTGTGTTCCTCGGCTCGGACGGCGTGAAGCGCTATGTGAAGCTCTACGACGACCCGGCACAGGCGGCTGGCGAGCACCTGGCGAACCAGCTCTATGCAGACTTGGGCCTGCCAGCGGTCAAGAGCTTCGTTTTTGACCACAACGGGAAGCTCGCCTACGCCTCGGAGTTCATCGAGGGCGCATCGCCAATTGGCGTCAAGGGCCTCGCTCCGGAGCTCGCCTCGAAGGCGCTGGACGGGCTCGTCGGAGACCTCGTTGTCGCAAACTGGGACGCCGTTGGGTTGTCGCTCGACAACATCGTTGTCACGAAGGCCGGGGAGGTCGTCCGGATCGATAACGGCGGCGCCTTCCTCATGCGTGCGCAGGCCGGACGCAAGCCGGGCGCGGTTCTTGAGCAACTCCCCGAGTGGAAAGGGTTCTTCGATCGGAACATCAATCCGAGCTACTCGCGGGTAGCCAATGCCGCTGGAGCAAGCTCCGCAGACGACCTGTGGGAGCGAATCGAGAAGCAGCTAACCGCGCTCGAGGCAATCGAAGATTCCTATGGAGGTTGGGGACCGTACGTCAGGAAGCACGCCCCACAGCTTAGCGAGTCTGACAGCGACGCAATCGCGTCGATGCTCACGGCGCGCACCAAGCTCATCGGTGACAAGCTCGCAAAGGCAAAAGCAGAAGCGATTGCCAAGCTGCAGCCCAAGCCGCGCAAGTCGCGCGCGCCACGCAAGCCACCGCCGAAGCGAGTGCGCCTCGACGAACTCGAGGCGGAGAAGATTCCACAATTCCCCGCGGCCTTCCCTGGATCGATGCCCAATCCCACGAACGCGACACAGCGACAGGAAGCAACGCGACTGATTCGGGAGCGCAGTAATGCCGAGCTGCTGGCGCTTGCCACTGACGACGAACGGGCAGCGATTAGGGTATTCACTGGAAGCTCGTACGGCAGCATTCGAGCCGCTGCGCGACTGACCAAAGAGGAATACCTAAAGAATCCCAAGAACACGATGCTCTATGAGGTTGCGCGGAACTGCGCTGACCTGATTACGTCGGCCATTGCGAAGCACGAGGCGACACGCAAGACAGCGAAGCGACTGGCGAATGAGTCAGTCGAGTTGTTCCGCGGGATTCGCAACGTCCCCAAGGCGAAGTTCGAAGAGATCCTAAACTGGCAGTCGTGCACCTGGGCGGAGCCGACTAGCAGCTCATGGAAGCCCAGTGTAGCAAAAGACTTCTACACTCCATTGCTGGGCGACACTGGATACTCGGTGATGTTCCGCATCAAGCACGCAAAGGCGACGCGCGGCGTATCGATCGAGGGCATATCGCAACTCGACAACGAGCACGAGATCCTTTTTGGGAATGACGCGGAGTTCCGGGTAACGAAGGTAGTTCGCGACGCCGACTTCGATCGTGGGGCAATCGTCTACCTCGAGGAGATCGGTTAGATCGTCCCGTGTAGCTCGCCGGTTTCCGGGTCGACTCTGGTGCGGATGTTCGGTTGCGTGTCGACGAAGCGGTAGGGCCTGACTCGAGTGTCGTCGTCGTAGGTAACGATGATATTCTGGCAGTCGTAGTCGTCGTAGTGGCTCGGCGCAGCGCGCACTTCGTCGACCGTCATCTCGATGGTTTCAGTGGTCCCGTCGGCGCGCAATCGCTCAAGGGTCCCCTTCACGGGCTTCGGAGCTTCCATAATGTGCTAGCGTAGCACGTATGTGGCTCTTCACCGAATTCGGCTTTTTCTCAGTAGTTGCGCATCGTTCGAAGCCGGGGAAGGTTTTGGTGCGAGGGCGCGTATCGGCCGACGTCGTGGAGTTCGCCAGGCGCGCCGAGCTACCGAGTTCTGAGGTTTGGGAAGACGAGTCGGCGGACTACCCCTTCCGGATGGAGCTGCCCGCGAAGGCTGCAGCCAAGGTGGTGGCCAAGGCTCTCGAGTCGATGGACTACGACAACTTCAAGGCGCGCGTCGAGGAGAAGCAGGGCCTTGACCGCGAGCAGGTCTACATGGGCGTTTGGTCCCACCTGCGACGACATCTCGGCTAGCGCCTCCGCCTAGCGGCAACCGAAACAAGCAAACAATTCACACCCTGCGCCCCTCGATGGGCAGCGGGGCGGACGCATTCCATGGCCCTAGAATTCAAAGCGCTCGCAAACAATGAGGTCGAGATCTCGCTAACTGGCGTGATCGGTGACTCGTGGTGGTCCGACGAGCCGTGCACGGCCGAGATGGTTCGAGCGGCACTCAAGAAGGTGCCAAACGCTGCGCTAATTCGCACTTTCGTCGACACTGATGGCGGGGACGTCTGGCACGGCAGCGGCATCTACCAGGCACTACTCGAGCATCCGGCGCGCGTCGAGGTGACCATTGGGGCTCGCGCGCAGTCGTGCGGATCGCTCATCGCGATGGCCGGCGACGTGATCTCGATGCACGAGAGCTCGAAGTTGCTCATCCACAACCCGTGGACGAACGTCAGCGGCAACTCGAAGAAGCTGGACGCGCGCTCGCGCGACCTCAAAAACCTCGAGGATTCGTTCGTGACCGCCTACTCGAAGCGCTCCGGGATGAGCGAGGACGACGTGCGCGCACTCATGGACGAAGATCGCCTCATGAGCGCGAAGGAAGCCAAAGAAAAGGGCTTCTGCACCGTGATCCGCGAGGCGCCATCGAAGACCAAGGCGCTCGCCGATAGCGAGCTCCGAGCCGCTGTCGAGCGGCTGCAAATCAAATCCCAGATGCGCGAAACGGCGATGCGCGCCGCCGCTCTGGGCGAACACAACCCCCCGGCACCGCCGGCGGAGACAGCGAAAGAGAACAATATGGCACAACTAGCAGCGTTCGTAATTGCTGCCCTCTGCCTCGCCGAGGGCGCCACCGAAGCCGATGCAATCGGCGAGATCACCAAGCTTCGAGCCGCCAAGGGCGAGCGGGACAAGCTGCTCGATGCGATCGGCGCGAAGTCCGTCGACGAAGCGCAAGGCGCCGTCAAGGGTCTGCGTGACCGCGCGGAAGCTGGAGACAAGGCCGTCGCAGAAAAGGCGAAGCTCGAGGAAACGGCACTCGCAGGCAAAAAGGATGCACTCATCGCGTCAGCCAGCACGCCCGCAAAGTCGCACACTCCTGACCCGCTCAATCCGCACGCTGGAAAGCTGGCGCCGTCCCAACTCGCTTGGGCCAAGGCCTCATCCCTCGAGCACCTCGAGGGATTCCTTGCTCACGCGCCAGTCGTGCTCGTCGGAGACAACAAGCGCGAGCCAGGTAGTGGCGGAAGCTACAACGGCAAGTCCTACGATCAGATGACCTCCGCCGAGCGCCACGCGCTGAAGGCAGAAAATCCGGAGCTGTTCGAAACCATGCGCGCCGAAGCAGCGCGCGCCGGCACGATCTGATCTTCACACCGTAACCAACAACCAAACAGTCTTTACCCTGCCTCCCTAGCTGGAGAGCGGGGCGCCCCCGTTCGACCAGGAGATTTTTTCCATGACCATCATGACGCAAGCAGACATGCTCGATCCCGTCATCTTCACCGATGCGATTCGAGGTGCCTTCCGTGGTAGGGCCGCCCTAATGGGCTCGATTCTCGTGTCGAGCGGGGCGATCCTCGTGTCCGACACGATGCCAGAAGGCGGCCAAGGCGCCGTCGGCAAGACCATCTCGATCCCGTACTTCGGCACGATCGGAAAGTTCGTCAACAACCCCGACGGTAGCTCGATCACCCCGAACAAGATCGCCCAGATGCAGGAGCAAGCGACCATCGCTCGTTCGTCTCTGGCGTTCGAGGTGTCGGCGTGGGCACAGGGCATCGCTCAAGCGAACCTGAAGCTTGGTGACCCGTACGAGGAGGGCGTCCGCCAGGTGAAGGAAGCCGCGGTACGTCGCATGGACGAGATCATGGTCGACACCACGAAGGCTACGCCGTTGGCGCGCGCCTTGTACTCGGCTACCTCGCCCGTGTTCCTCGATCATCGCCAGCTGATTCGCACCCGCACCAAGTTCGGTGACGACCAGTCCGACATCGTAGCTATGGTCACCCATAGCCAGGCAGAAGCGGACCTTGCGGAGCTCACCGACACGTCGGGTCGCCCGTTGTGGCTCGAGACCGTCCGGGAGGGTCAAGGATCGGTCAAGACGTTCTGCGGGATCCCTGTCCTCGTAAGCGACAACGTTCCGCTCGATGGATCCTCGATGGGCACCGTCACCGAGACGGGCGCGACCGTCGGAAACGTCACCCTCACCGGTACGCCCTCGGGCGCATGGGACCTCCGCATCGACATCGTTGCCGGTGGCGCGCGCGGAACCGCGACGTTCCGGTTTTCGACCGACGGCGGCAACACCTGGAGCGCGACGCTCACGACCGCAGCAACCGTCGAGCTCACGGACACGAACATCGACTCGCTCGTTGGGAAGAACGGCGCGACCGGCATCACTGCCGCGTTCGGCTCCGCCACCTACGACGCGGCCTCGGTCTACTCGAGCACGGCAAACCTCTGCGTCACGACGCTGATCTACCAGAAGGGCGCAGCGGCGTTCTGGTACAATGGCGCACGGCTCGGATCGAAGACGGATGTCGACATCCTCGCAGACACCGACATCATGGCGCAGCACCTCTATGCCGCGCCGCACTTGTACCGACGACGCGCGATGGGTACGCGTCCAGGCGTCGCGAAGTTGACGCACAACGTCCGTAACTACATCGGATAACCGATGATTACGGCGCGACGCATGCGGGAGCGGGAGGAGCAATCCTCCCCGCGCCCCGTGAACCCGACGACCATCCCCTGGGCAGCGCACGAACTGGCAATCCAGGAGCTAACCAAGCGCTACGAAGCCGAGAAGGGCGAACTGCAGAAGCGCATTGCGGAGCTCGAGGCGGCAGCCGCGAAGCCCGTCGAGGCTCACGAAACCGAGAAGGGCGAACCGCAGAAGCGCAAGCGATGAGCGAATTCTTGCGACCGCGCCGCTACTACCTCCAGAAGCGCGCGGTCGCAGCGCTCCGCGCTGACGCTGGCGACGCTGCCTTTTGGACAGCGAAGCAGCAAGCGCAGCCGGGAACGGCCCTTGCGGTCGACTTCCCGCACCTCACACGACTGGCATCTGCCGGGTACTCGACGATCGAGGACCTCGACGGCGCCGACACCGACGAATTGCGCCGCGCAGGGCTCACCCTGAGGCAGGCGCGCGAAGCCCTAAATGCGCTCGCGGAAGCGCGCGCAGGAGCATGATCATGCACACTATTGGAAGCGGGCCCTTTGCCGGCCGCCAAAGCGGCTGCGAAGACATCGATCTCAGTCCAGCCGCGGCACTGACCGCCGACGGGTACTCGAGCGTCCTCGAGCTAGGCGGGCCCAAGCCATGCCGACTGACGCTCACAGTGGCGTCCGTGAGCACCGACGATACCTTGGATGTCCTGATCCAAGGGAGCGATACCAACGACTTCACCGGCGACGTCCGCACCCTGGCGACCTTCACTCAGGTCACCGCAGCCGGAAACCAAAGTTTGTCCTTCGTTGGAGCGCGCTTCATTCGCGCTTATTACAACGTTGGCGGCACGAGCGTATCGATTCCGTGCACGCTCAAGGGTGAGGTGCGGTTCTAGTGGCGGCCCGGGCTACTGACGCGATCGAGCTGACCAGCTTCGGCAGCCCGGTCGATTTGCTACGCCTGCCAGAGAACACGGAGCAGCGCGACATCGAGCGTCTAGTGGTCGTTGCGGCTACAGCTGGCGCCTCAATCGTGTGCCGCACCGCAAAGAGCGGAGACACCGATCGTCCCTACACGGTGGCCCAAGGTGACAAGCTGGAGCTCTGCATCAGGCAGATCCGAAGCGTCACCAACGTCACTCGTGTGCGCGTCGAGTGGGGCGACTTCTGATGCCGTGGTCCACCATCGCGGAGTTCAAGACGCACGGCGTCCCAGGCCATGCGATCTGGGGCGACGAGGATGTGTGGCCCGACCTGGTGGAGCACCTCGACGGTGCGCAGAGCGACATAATCGACGCACTGCGTGCCGCCGGGTACGACCTGCCGATCCCACTGACGTCGGTCTCGCGCGGAATGAAGCGGCGCGAGTGCATCATCGGCGGTTACCACTACCTCCGAGTGCGCGGGTGGGAAGCGCAATCGCAGGCGGATATCGAGTTCATCGAGGAATACAAGCGTTGCCTGGAGTGGATCGACAAGGTGGCGGATGGAGCGATCCAACCGCTACCGAAGGACGCCAACGGCAACCCAATCGACGCCAAGCCCGACGAGGTTAGCTCGCGCGCTGGCGTCGAAAGCGACTGCGCTCGAGGGTGGGATGTCCTTGCGCGGTGAGATGTGGAAGGTTCGACGGCACATCGTGCGTGTCGAAAAGCTCGGCTCACCGGATGCGCTTCGCTCACTGACCGACAACCTCGCCGAGGAGGGGATTGACCTCATCATCGACGGGATGGCGGCGCAGCACGACCCCTACGGGAAACGCTACGCGCCGAAGGTCTTCGGTGATGGGCGAGCGATCCTCGTCGGACGCACTGCGCAGCTACGTCGCGGCAATTCGTGGAAGCGGGTCCGCTCCGACGGGAAAGGCTTCAAGGTCTCATGCAACGTTCCTTATGCGATCTACCACCAGAAGGGCACCGGCCTCTACGGTCCGCACAAGAAGCGAATCGTACCGATCCACGCCAAGGCATTGGCTTTCTACGCCCCGGGTTATGTGACCAAAGCAGCGGCGGGTCGCGTCCGGTATTCCGCGATGGCGGGGTACCGATTCGGGCAAGGGCAGTACGGCTCGGCGATGCGTCGCAAGATCCTGCAGAACGCTGCAAATAAGGCAGTCGCGCAGATGAAGGGTTCGACGCTTTTCCTCCGCTCCGTCAAAGGCGCGAAGCGCCGCATGATGGTCCCTGAAAAGGGCAACATGCCGGAGGCCTGGGCGGAGGCGTTCAACGATACCTGCCAGGTGTGGTTTCAGAAGCAATTCGGTAAGTAATGTCCGATCCGATCGACGACCTCATCGCCGCCGTTCAGGTGGAGCTATGCCGATTCTCACAGTGCGCCAACTTGCGCATTGCGTACGGCAAAGCGGGTGTCATCACGCGCGCCGCTATCGATACGACCGCCAAGATTTACCACACGATTGGTGCGGTGGCGGCATCCGAACTGCACGGCTTGCCCTGCGTCTGCTGGGTGGAGACGGGCGGCAAGACCGATCCGCTCGAGGCTGCGCAGGACGGCAAGCTATTCGCGGACCTCGTGAGGTTACGCGTCGCGGTAATCGCGAAGGACAAGGAATCGTGCCGCGCGTTGTTCATGAACCTGCGCAACGCGGCGAAGCGCGTGCAGGACGCATTCGGTATCACGATTACGTTCGGCAATCAGACCGCGCCGACGGAAGAGAAAGCGTCGAAGCTTACTGCCGTCTACGAGATAGACGCGGACGTCGACGTTGCCCTGGCTGTCGACCAAAACCCACTGCAGTTGCCGGGATTCCCCGAGCCGCTGACTGACTACGTGCTGCGTCGCTGCGTCGACGCGATCGATCAGACACCCGAAAACACGGAGTGACACAACGATGAAAAAGAACGAAACGGCGCCGCCTGAAGGGCAGCAGCCGAAGGCGGAGGTGCGTCCGTTGGGGCCTACTCCGTGGGATCACGGGCGTGACGCAGGGCACATCAAAGCGGCGCGCGCGCTCCTAGACGGCACGCAAGACCGCGACGTGCGCTCGTGGGCGTTCCGCGCGGCGGAAGTGCTCCACGGATGGGCGACGCACCAACTGCACTCCCCCGATCCGCTCATCCTCACCCGTGACGACTACGACGCGGCAATCGCGGCAGCGCAGTCGCCGGACGAGCGTGGCGCCTACACGCCGCACGCTGCGGCACTCGCTCCCCATCTCCGAAAGGAAGGCACTAAGTGAGCCGTCAAACCATCGTCGTGCGCGACGGCGGGCTAAACCTGCCTGTCGAGGCGCGCCAACGCCCGCTATTCGTTGGCCCCTGCAGCAAGGGTGTCGCCAATACGCTCTATTGGGTCAACGGCTCCGCTGCGCTCGCTGACACACTCGGGCGAGGCACTGTCGTGGAGCAGGCCGCGCCGGTAGCTGACGCTGGCGGCTGCCTGATTCTCAAGACCGCTGCCAGCACGGCTGGCACGCTCGGAACTCCGGCGGTGACCCGTGTGGGTACTTCGACGGGGACGATCACTGTCGCGAACGAGCCAGCCGACGCTTGGCGCCTTCGAGTGCGAGTGGCGACATCGGGTACGCTGGGAGCCGGGCGCTTCCAATACGCTCTCGATGGCTACACCGCCACGGACGCAAGCGGCTGGTCCCCGATCTACACGATCCCCGCTGGGGGGACTTTCGCGCTACCGCAGACAGGGCAAGACCCGGCTGCGCCAGTGACGATCACCTTCGTGCCTGGGGCGGGCCCCGTGTTTTTCCAGGTCGGAGACGTCCACCGAGCCGACTGCGTGGCTCCGCACTACACGGTGCTCGATCTCACCAACGCGTTCGAGAATCTGCGGACGTTGCTCGGCTCGACGCGCGTTCGACGGGTCATGTTCGCTGGCGGCTCGGCCACTGCCTCAGCGCAGATCGTGCTCGCGGCAGCGGTAGCGGGCCACCTCGACAACCTGGCAGCGGGCTTTCGGTTCGCGCGCGCCGTCATGGACGGCGGAAGCCTAGATACGCTGTCGAACTTCCGCACCGCGATTGCATCGTTCACTGACGACCGAATCGGGTTGGTGTGGGACCCGATCACGGAGACTAGTGGCTGCCGAATCGTCTCGAAGATCCCGTTCACGGGCTGGGCCGTCCCGGTAGTCCCGGCGGTCAACGCCGTGGCGGAGCGGTTCGCCAAGACCGAGCTTTCAGAGAGCTGCGGTCGAGTGCGCTCGGGCTCGCTGCGCGGCGTCATGGCGCTCGGAAACGACGACGAGGCAAACCCACAATTCGAGGCCGCCGACCGAATCATCACGCTCTGTCTCGTGGACGGCTATGACGGATTCTTCGTCAAGAAGCCGTTCATTCGCAGCGGCGCGACGTCCGACTTCCGCACACTGCAATGGGGCACGGTGCTCGATGAGATCTGCGAGATCGCCCACGACGACCTGCAGCAATGGCCGGAGTCGAACCTCCGATCACTCGACGACGGCACTGGTCGCCTCGAGGAGAGCGAGGCGCAGCGAGTCGAGAACTCGGTAAACCTCAAGCTGAAGAACAAGCTCATCGACGTGGACAACATCGAGGGCGAAAAGGGCCACGTTCGATCGGCCCGCTACACCGTCACCCGCAACAATAACTACCTACAGGACGGCCTGATCTACGGGTTCGCGCGAGCGGTGCCGCTGCGCGAGGTCGAAGGCGCCGTCACCACCGTCGGGCTCGTGAGCTCGCTCAGCACGGAGACCACGTAACATGTCGCTCGATCAATTCCGCACGAACGGGACGCATGCCTCGTTCCAGGATTGGCGCTTCGACTTCTCGGACGGCGCGCGCTCCTACGGGGTGCTCAGCGGCGTTCAGGAGTTCAATTGGAAGGAGTCCGTCGAACGCGGCGAGGAGCGCGAAAACGGCTCGCCTTTCGTTTCCGATCTCACGACGGGGGAGTACTCCGCCGAGGGCTCGATGGTGTGGAAGCGCGAGGCGTTTGACGCCCTCATGGACAAGGCCGCCTCGTACGGATACGGGCGCTTTGACCTCCGCGGCAACGCAACCTGCATCTACCGACGCAAAGACGGCAAATTGATGACGATCGTCATCAAAGATGTGCTGCTGAAGTCGTTGGACTCGCAGAACAAGACCGGGACAGAGGCCTTGAAGGTCAACGTCGACCTGCAGATCGCAGGAAGAATCTACATCAACGGCCAGGGCCCGTTCGCGAACGACAAGCTGTAACCAACACACAACAGCGACCGCAGATCGCTGGGATTCGAGGGAGCTATGAGCAACGATAAGGAAGTCAAAGCGCAGCTGCTTTCGCAGCACGGCAACGGGAACGTCACCTTTGCGGTCCTCAAGGCGATTGGACTGGTGGCGTTCCGGAAGCCGACAGAAGACGAATACCTGGATCTATTGGGCAGCGTAGGGGCGCCACAGGAGTCGTCCGGAATCGCTCGCGAGCAGTTTGTTGAGACACTTAGGGTGCACCCGACGGAACCGTCCCTTGTGTCGAAGTTTCGCGTCGCTATCCGTTCGAACCCGACAATCGTTGAGCCACTCGCTAGGCTTATCGAAGCGTCAGCAATCTGTGATATCGACGATTTCAAGCCAACGCCCGAGCGACGCAAAGAGCTGGACCAGAAGTGGGAATTCGGATGGTTCGGGGTAGTTCCTGCAGGGCATTCGCCAATAATCATTGCGAGCGATGAGACATCGGGAGCGCTCGTTCGCGTTGCAAGCGACGCGAAGGAGAACGGTGACCGAGACAATGGCCGAAAGATTCGCAGCGCCGTACTGTCGATGGTTCGCGAGTGCGAGCAGTCGTCCGTCGAGGCGCTCCTAAGCGAGTGGCCAGCGACGTTGAAGCTCTTGTGGTACCGATCTCAGGAGCAGGCAAATGACTGCATTCTAGAAGTGGGAAAAGACTAGAGGCGACTCGCGGGGACCTCGAGTCCAGCGCTCGAGCACTGCTCGCGTTTCGCCGCGGAGCTGACACCCATGAAGCCTACGTCGGCGCGCTCGTCGTTGCCGAGGCGCTCGCGAATCTGAACACGCTGCTCGAAGCGATCTCGCAGATGGGACCACGTTGACTTGACTGAACCAGTCGATCTCGAACTAGACCTGTCCGGCAACACTGCTGCCGTAGCCAAAAAGATGGCGGCGGAGCTGCGTGCGGTCGAACAGCGCCTGGACGGGATTGACCGCGCGCACAGCAAGGTCGAGCGCGCGTTCGCGAAGACGAAGGCGTTTTCGCCTCAGCGATTTCGCGACCTACAGAACCACGCCAACGCGGTCGTGCGCCTCCGAAAGGCCCACACCGCACTGGCACCCGCATCCGCATGGGCCGCCCGGTCCTTGCGGATGCTTGGCGTTTCTGGTGCGCCACTTCGAAGACTATCGATCGACGCAGCGAAGACCGAGACCGCGTTTCGGAGACTCTATCGCCTCAGGGGCGGCGGGCTCGCGGGTGCTGGGGCCGTAGCTGGATCCATGGCGCGCCGGGGCGTGGCTCGGTACGGAGGGGCGGCTGCTGGCATCGCTGGGCGAGGTGCCATGGGTCTCGCGGGCGGCGTAGCCGGTGGGGCTGCGCTTGCCGGCGGCGCGGCTGTCGCTGGTGCGGGGCTGCTCGGCTGGAACATGGCCGCAACCGCCATCGAGGCCGAGCGGGTCAAGTTTGCGCTCGATAGCATCACGAAGGGCCAAGGCGACCAGTGGTGGGCAACCGCAGCGGATTACGCGCAGCGGTTTGGACTCAATGTCAACGCCGTCGCCGACAACCTGATGAACATGAAAGCGTCGGGTTTTACCGACGACACGACGAAGCTTCTGTTTCTTCGCATGGGCGACCTGCGTTCGCTCGGCGCGACGGAGGAAACCATCGGTCGTGCGCTACTTGCGATCCGGCAGGTGCAAGCGGCTGGTCGACTCCAGGGTGACGAACTCAACCAGCTATCCGAGGCTGGCATCAACACCAACTTCGTCTATGCCTCGCTGGCGAAGACGCTAAACAAGACCGTCCCCGAGATCATCAAAATGAAGGAGGCGGGAAAGCTGACCTCCGACGTTGTGATCCCCGCCATCGCTGACGCAATTGGAGCGAAAACCGGCGGAGGCGCCGCTGGTGAGGCGGGCGCAGCAGCGGCCAAGGGCACGGTTATCGGGCAATGGGGCCGCCTAAAGGGCGCGTTCTCGGTCGCGACAACGAACGCTATTGGCGCAGGAGAGCTTGCTCCATTGCGTGACGCGATAGGGAACTTCACCAACTGGATCTCGGGCCCTGGCGGGCAAGCCGCGATCGGTGCGTTCGGCGGCGTGATGACGCGGATGTTTGCCGCGGCACCCGACCTCATCAACAAGGTTATTTGGCTTCTAGACTCCGGAATTCCCGCGGCGTGGAACGCCTTCACGACGTCGTTCCAGTCGTCGGGTGGCAGCGCCGCGATTGACGCAATCACCGCCGGATTCGGCAGCATGGCAGGCGAGAACGGTGTCGCCGCGGAGTCCTCGCTCGTGCGGATTGGCTCCGCTGCGGGTCAGCTCGCCGGGTCCCTCGTGACGCTGACCGGAATGCTGATCCAGGCGGTCGAGTGGATTGGCAAGCTCGGCGACGTGTGGGGTTTCATCGACAAGGCGATGTGGCTAACGCCGCTGGCCCCGGTGAAGGCGCTTCAGGCTGGTATCTCGATGATCGGCGGCGCCGCCAACGACAACGGCGAAGCCGGCTCGATGAACCAGCAGGGATACGACACGGGCCTTTCGATGGCCCACGGCATCGCCGCTGGCATGTACGCTGGCGCACCGGGCGTCATGGACGCCTCGACGATGCTCGGGCGCGTCTCGAATGACGCGATTCGCACGGACCAAGAGATCAACTCGCCCAGTCGCAAGATGGCCATGCTCGGCGACTACATGTCGCAGGGCGTAGCCGTCGGCATGACGCGGCGGATTCCGACGATCGAAGAGGCGTCAAACCGAGTCAGCGGCTCAGCAACGAGCGCCGTCGCGGGCGGTGCAGCATCGGCCGGTGGTGGTCAGTCGGTGGTGATTCAGGTCTTCGTCGACGGCAAGGACGTTACGGGCAAGAGCGGCGGTGAGATCGGCGACCTCATTGGCGAGCGAATCGAGCGCAAGCTCATCTCGGCGCTTCGGAGGGCCTCCTAGTGGCAACCGTCCCGCATCCGTCCGAGGATTTGAAGCTCTGGAACACCGCCCAAGTGGGGCCGTACGTGCTGCCGGGGCGCTTCGAGTGCGATCCGATTCCACTCAAGCGCAACCTCGACGTGAAGAAGCCCGGCGGCAAATCCGGGGCATCCATCACTGATAAGGGCTACGAGTTAGCGAAGTTCAAGGGGCGTTTGCACATCACTTCGAAGGCGCAGCACGACGAGTTCCAGCGCATTCTACCGCACCTCAATCCGCGCCGCGAAGGCGCGACGAAGGATCCCTTCGAGCTAAAGTATGCCACGGTCATCGAGGCCGGAATAACGGCGGTCACCATCGAACATCTCGATCTTCCGCCGTTCGACACGAAGTCGAAGCGCGTGATTACCTTCACGTTTCAAGAGTGGGTCGAGGACTCGAAGCCGGTCAAGAAGGGCACCGGCAAGGTCAAAGATGCGACGCAGCGCGAGCGGAAGCGGCAGCTCGACGGGTTCATCGGCGACCTCACCGGAACGTCACGCGCGCCAGGGCAGCTCGATCCGCTGCGCGTGGTGCCGCTCAGCATCTCAGACCCCGCCGACCCGACGAGCATCTCGTCGATGATTGGCGACCTAACCGGGCAGAGCGTCGAAAGATGAGCGCGAGCGTCAACAACCGCGACGTCTTGTCTCTGCGCCTCTCGGTGCTGCGCGTGAACGCGTGGCGCGTCGAGGCGGAGATCGAAGGAGACGCTGCCCTGTCTGGGATCGCCACGATCGACATTGACGGCGTGCGATGGAAGGGCACCGTCAAGCGCTCGAACGGGTTCGGGGGGCGCGCCCGAGCGGTAATTGTGGGCGGCGCTGGCAACCTGACCAAGGTGCTTGAAGGGCGTCACTACGCATCCACCTCGGCCGCCACAGTAGCCGCGGACATCTGCCGCGAGGCGGGAGAGGTGCTCGCTGAAGGGTTGCCACTTGCCGCGCACAGGCTCCCTCACTGGGAGCGAATCCGCGGGCAGGCATCTCACTGCCTGCTCGCCCTCTGCGACCGCCTGGGCCTGACGTGGCGGGTACTGCAGGACGGCAAAGTCTGGATCGGCACCGACACCTGGGCGACGGTGAAGCCGCGCGTCGAGGTCGACGACGAGGACTGGGAATCGGGTTCGATCACTCTGATGGCCGACGACTTCGCCGAGCTCGCGAAGCTCGCGCCGGGTCTCACCTACAGCGGCAATCGCATCGAGCAGGTCGTCCATCACATCAGCCCTGACGCGACCCGAACCGTCGTACGCATGGACTCCGTCGAGCTCGCGCTGGACAACTACCTCGAGGGCATTCGGCGTCGGATCGACATGGCGTGCTCGTACCCGTGCCGCGTGCACGGGCAGAACGCGGACGGCACGCTGCAGTTGGTTCCGACCAATCCGCGCGATCCTCGGCTCGCCAAGCCCGGAAACGGCCTGGACAAGGTGGAGATCCGCGTCGGCCTGCCCGGATATCGTGTCACTGTGTCGCAGGGTGCCGTCGTGACAGTCGCCTTCGAAGGAGGCGACCCGGACAAGCCCTACGTGGGCCTGTGGGACCAAGGCAACGCGGCTGCCGTAACGACACTCGAGTTCGAGCCTGGGGGTGCGCAGTCGCCCGCTTGCCGAATCGGGGACGAGATCGAGATCGCTCTACCGATGAACTTGCCTATCACCACCACAATGGGCCCCGCCGTCATTACGGTCACGACGCCCATTCGCGGCACTATCATAGGCCCGGGAAACGCGAGGTTACTCATATGATCACCGTGGTCGGCGACGTCACGGTTGGCGGCGGCCTAACGGCTGCGGCTGCGACAACTACCGGGATAAACACGCTGGTTGGACTAACCCTGCCGGGTATCTCGGAGAAGGTTGCGCGCTACACGCTGCTCCAAACGCCAAGCCCGTCATTCGACATCGCGACGCAGTTGACCACGGCGGGTACTAATCTCACGGCAGACCTAGCGACGGTTGCCGCGTTGCCAGGCAGCGGCGCCGCGTGGGCCACTGCAATCTCTGCCGGAATCGCGGCAATGGTGTCGCTGCGCGCAGCTGACCCAGCGTTGGGCGCGCGCATCGATGCCGATGTCTCTGCTATCGCTGGGCTCAACGCGCAGATCTCAGCCGGAGTTAGCGGGCCCAACGTCAATCTGACGCTTGTGGCCACGATCCTCTCTCAACTGACGGCGCTGCAGGCGGCGATCGAGACGCAGCAGTCGTTAGCCGCAGGAATCAGCGCCAACCTTGGCGTTTCCGGACTTCGCCTCTACCGATTCGACGGGGATATCGCCACGGCTGGAGCCGACCTGCAAGCACGGATCACCTCGGACGGTCTCTCTGGAGAGTTCCATTTCATGGTGCTGCTCCCGACGTCAGCGCCAACATGGAGCGCACTGCAGGCGACGCTCAGGACTGGGTAACGCAGGCGTACAGTATCTTGGTTTCAAGACCATCCGCCGATTGATACTGCGTGGGGGCACACGTTTTCCCGTCCGGGCATACGTTACCGCACGCTCCGCAATTGTGATTCATCCCCGCGGAGGTCTCGCACGAACCGTCGTGGTCGCAGTCCAGCGAGGAATTCGCGTGGATCTTGCGTGCTCCAACGGTAGTAACGGTGGCGCACGAAACGCAACCCCCGGACTCGTCGCAGTGGCTTCGGCCTCGCGAGTACGCGGAGCATGGCCCAAGGTCCTGCCCGTTTTCGATAAAGCTGCACTCGTACGGTATTGCAGCTACCTGCTCATTGCAGGCCGACGCAGCATATCCCGTGTATTCGCGCACTCCAGTGGCGCAGTCCGTGCTCGACGCGCAGAAAAACGTCTTGGTGTGGATTTGGTAGCCGAACCTATCGCCGCACGAGAAGGCAACCAGATCGCATTCGCCGATGACGGAAACCATCGCGCGACTGCAGTCGCCCGGCTCGCGCGCACACTCCGGGATCCAGTCGCACCGGTTGGTCACCAACGTCGGTGTGCCCGCGATTCCCGCCTGTGGTGCATCCTCAGCTCCAGCTACACCACCTGTCGAGGTGCCGCCGCCAACGCTGGTAGCGCCAGCTGTAGAACCGCCAGTGCCCTCAGCGGCTGATGACTCCACGCCGGGCACGGAATCGTCGACGCAGCCGACGCAGCACAACACGATCAGAAGCGAGAGCTTGCTCATCCCCCGAGACTACCCGCGGCCCCTTCGAAATCTACCCAACCAACTGCGGGCCCCGGTGAGCCCACGGCGCTTTCCTCCCTCGAGCGCCGAAATCGCCGGCTAAATTCCAATGGCAACCGATCTAGGTCTAGACGCCGATTGGGTGACCGACGCCGCGTCGCGCACCTTCCCATGGCAGCGCAATCGCCGGCTTGGGCTCGCCCAGTCGATCGCTCGTCGGTACTCGACTCCTCGCGACAGCGTGCCTGACTGGCCCGGGTACGGGTTCGATCTGGCGACCGCGGTCGAGTCGAACATGAGCGACGCGCGCATCGCGATGGAGTGCGAGTCGCAAGCGCAACGCGAGGAACGGATCGAGACGGTGATGGTCACCGTTCGGCGCGAAGGCGCGGTCGGAATCACCTACGTCGGGGTCGAGATCGACGACGGGGATGGCCCGTTCCCGTTCGTTCTTGAGCTCGCAAGCGCGAGACTTTCGCTCGTGTCCTTGATGGGAGAAGCGTTGTAATGGTAGCCTATTCAGATATCCGAGAACGTTCGATCGACGAGTTGCGCCAGGAGCTACTCGACATCTGGGACACGCTCGGGATCACCGATCCGTTGCACTTCGGCGAAGGCAGTCAGCCGGGTCTGATTCTCAATGCGGTTTCGCGCCTCGCGAACCAACAGAGCAAGATCAACGTCATATCGAAGGCCATCTCGGTTGGCGAAGCGGCGTTCGGCGATGCTCTCACTGCGTGGTCCAAGTCGGTCTACGGCCACGATCGGGTCCCGGCGCAAGCCTCGCAAATTCGCATCCGATTGACCTGCGCCGCCGGCTCCGGCCCGCACACGTTCAGTGCCGGGGATGTTGTTGCGACTGACGAGACATCAACGTTTCGGCTTATCGCCGGATACGGAGCAGAGACGCTTCCATCGACTCTCACAGCGGGGACGTCCAAGGATTACGTCTTCGAGTGCGAGGCGCCTGGCATCCTCGGGAATGTCTCGACGATAGGCGCCATCAATCGACTTGTCACCACGTTTATCGGGGTCACCTGCTCGAACCAGTCAATCGTCCGTAGCGGAGGCGACGAGGAAACGGACACCGCACTCAAGGAGCGCAATCGAACGGTCTGGGCAACGCGGAACCCGCTCTCGTTGGCTCGCGACGCGGTGATCTACTACGCGCGATTCGCGCATAATGGAGTGCGCCGGGTGCAGGTGCTCGACGACAATCCGCGTGGCGACTTCACCTTCGACGTAATCCTCGCGAGCGATTCCGGCGCGGCCGCTCCTGAGGCAGTTGCGGCCGCTGCTTCCCTGCTATCCGGGAAGATGCTGGCGCCCTTCGCGGCTAGAATGCTTGTGCGTGCCGCAAGTACACTGACACTGAACCCGGCGGGTTCGATCTACTACTACGCCGGGTTCAGTGCAGACGATGTGGAAGCGGCGGTTTCGTCGGTCTTGCTAAACCTGCAGAAGGAGCTGCCTATCGGTGGCGAAACGTTCGCGGGATATGGCGCGAGTCGAATCCTGCGCGCGCAACTCGAGAAGGCAATTGAGTCCGCGAAAGTTGGCGATCAGCCGGCGATCAAAGCGGCGGTGCTCAGCTCGCCGGCAGAGTCGACGGCTGCCGCTACTGATGCAGTCGCGGTGATTGATCGCGTGTTCGATGCGTCACACCTGAATCTCATCCCGGTGGCGGCATGACGACGTTGCGCGAGTGGTTCTTCGCGACGCAGCTACCGGAATGGGCGAAGAAAGACATCGGTGGGCGGCTTTGGTACGGCGTCGCAACGCTGTTCGATATGCTGTCGGACGAGCAGCTGCGAGCAGCTTCTGCCGGGCTAATCGCGTCGCCGCTCAGTGCTGATGATGCTCTGCCGCCCGTCGCGCAAGAACGAGGCGGCCTCTCGCGGTATCCAGGCGAGACCGCGGAGCAGCACAGGAACCGCCTGATCCACGCCGCGGAACTGTGGGACTACGCTGGGGCGGACCAGTCAATTGAGCAGCAACTCGAGTACGTTGGATTCCCCGGGGCCGAGGTCGTGTTCTACTCCGACCGCATCGGGCCACGCGGGGAACCAGCGCCGTACTACTCACAGTTTTGGATCCGCATCCCGCTCGCCACGTTGCAGGCGCGCGAGGACTGGACGAACGCTCCGACGTGGGGGAACTTCGTGTGGGGCTACTGGTGGTGGGGATCCGGGGCGCTCAGCGTGGCTGATGCGCTGCTAATTGCGGGCATTATCGCTAAGTTCAAGCCGGTCAACTGTGTTTGCCGGGGAGTCGAGATAGGCACATGAGTGAACTAATTACTGGCGTCGCAGAGCGGAGCGAGATCCGCTCCCCATCCAACACAGAACACGGCGAGTCGGGTGACTTCATCGCCACGACGGTGCAGCCGATCGCGAACAACATCGAATGGCACCGGGTGCGCACACCGGGTGCCGCTGATGAACACCGACGCGACGTTGATCTTGGGAGGGGCTACACGGCGGCGAGCCCAGTCTGGACACGGACCGTTAGTGCCCAAGGCCTCGAGTACTGGGCGCAATCATCGAACGCAACTAACGCACTGCTCTTTGATATCACCCCACTACTGCCGCACATCTGCACGATCACCGGTTTCGCAGTTGCGATTGACCCTGCCGGTAGCCATGTCGCAATGCCAACGATGCCGGTGCTGACGCTCATGCGCCGCAGTATCATGGACTCACCCGGTGCAGCCTGGACTACGCTTTCGCTGGTTGCCGACCCGAGCACGGACCTCACCGAGTATGAGGCGCCTCACGTCGTAGGTAGGTTCGTCGATACTATCACCGTCGACAAGTCGACACTCTATCGCTGGGCCCTCTCTCTCGAGGGAGAAGTCGGCGCGAACCACATCGCTGGGCTCTCTGTCGTCGGTTGTTACATCACGGTGGGCCCATGAGCATCTCTGCTTTTCTTCGGGATCTTCTCGGCTTTCTCGTCACCGGCAACGGAGTCGGGGCAACCCCTCAGCACGCGCGCTCGGTCGTCCTCGCTGACGGCGTAGTCGGTGAGTTCAACACCAGTACCAGGACGCTGCGCATCACTGCGTCCGGTGGGACTGGTGGGGTTGGTGCGATTGATCTCGCTGACGCTATGGGAACTGTCCTGGCCCAAGGAGTCACACAGATCCAGTTCACTGGCGGTGCCGTTCCGACCGAAGTTGCTCCCGGGATCGGTGCTATCGCTGTCCCAGCCGCGCTACGCACCTACGGCGGCGGCGTGAGCGAGCAAACCCCATCGCGCCTTGACTTCGGCACAGGATTTCAATGCAGTTGGGATCCTGCAACCGGATTCTTGACAGTCACTTCGTCCGTTGGTGCGATCATGCACGATCCGGTTGCCGCGGTGCTGCTTGAGCAGCCAGCGCCGGCCGTGTCCTACGGGCGGCTCATGCCGACGGACGAGCAGGCAGACGGAATCGATGTTGCGGCCGCCGGTAGTTCCGCTCGCTTCCTGATTCCCGACGGTACCGACCCAGTGTCAGGAACCCGGTATACGATTTGGCGCGTATTGGGAGGGACGCGACTCTATCAAGTCGCTACCGAGACGATTGCGGATGGCCATCTAATCCCCGTCTCGTCCGGCGGACGCGTGTACGGCGGGCGGCTATTCCGTGCACAGCGCCACGAAGACGTCAACGCGCTTACGTGGGTGTGCGACGGGGGGCCCCGATACGCGGCGAATCGCCTAGTCGCGGCCAGTGGCGCTCAGGAGTGGGTCCCGCTGATTACGTGGACTGGGCCCGATCAAGCCAATCACGTCCGGGTCTTCGATGTCTACGCGGTGCGGTACAACGACACACAAGGCGGCTTCTTGCGTGAGTGGACACTGCGCTCAGTGTACGTAGGCAGGGATTGGAGCGGTGGATTTGATCCGTGCATTCCGACTTCTGGGACAGAAATCACGTTCGTCGAAGGCGCCGAAACGGAAGTTGACGCGCGACTTCGTATCGTGCGCACGAACAACGACTTCACGGTAGAGTGTCTCAGGAGCGCCGCTGGCGGGGATAGCTACCGCTATCGCGTCGAGGCCAACGTCACGGTCCACAACGTCTAAGGAAACCGATGTCCAACAACGACGGAATGATCACCTCGGCGGGTCCTCGTCCGCCATCGACTCCTCGCGTCTTCACTGCCGCATTCCGTGGTGCGAAGTGGCAGGCGGACCGCCTCGCGTTCGTTCCGGATGTCGCAACGGTGCGCCTCAACGCCAGCGCGGAGCTGACGGCGGACGTCATCTTCATTCCTGGGCCTGGTTACTACCGCTGGAACCCGGCGAGCACCGCAGCGGATCCTGGCACCAGCAGCCCCGACGTGATTGCAATCGATGGCGTCTCCGTCGGCAGATGGGAGCGAGTCGGGGCGAGCCTCATGGCGAACGTAGGAGGGGTAACCTACGCCGTGAATGAGCTGGTGGCGCCGTCGGGGTCCACCGTGTCTGGTGGGGTGTTGGTCCTTGCAGCGTCCGGTGGCGGAACTGACGGTACCGGAGGCACGGTTCCAACAGGCTCCGAGTACACCGTCTTCGTCACGTCTCCCGTGGCCGGCAGTTCGCGTGACGTTGGGCCTGTCACGGTCGGGGTTCGCGTCATTCCGGCCCCGCCCGCTGGGAGCGTTGCAACAATCTCGGTCGACCAGGCAGATCTTGCCGCGGCAACGATCGTTGGAGAGACTGGATCGGCGGTACTGAACGACATCGCGATCGGGAGCCACACCTTCGCGGCGCGGTTCGTTGTGGGTGGAATCACCTACCGCTCGACAGGTGTGGTCGCGTTCGTCGCGAATCAATCACCTGTCGTCACAATCGTTTCTCCAGTGGACGAGACCGATATCGAGATCGGGACAATCGCCATCGAGCTTACGGTTACCCATCCGAGCGCGGACCCTTCAGACTTCACGGTACAGGTTGCGCTAAATGCCGCGTTCACCGTCGGGGTTGCTAACGCTGTCTGGGAATCTGGCTCGACTTGGAGGGCTTCGATCTCCACCACCGAGGCCAACAATTACCGCATTTACGCGCGAGCGTACGACGCCACGCCGGGTGGATCGCCAACGGTGGCGGGTCCGGTGCGCGTTTCGTCGCTCCCTCCGTATCTTCCGCTTACGACTGCCGGCGCAACATACAATCCGCGGCTTGAGGTGGCGCCAGGCACTACCGTGCTGTGGACGTTCTCGGACGGTTCGACTTCGACGAGTCTCGAGCCGATGGTCGACTTCGGGTCACCGGGGATTCGCCAGCACACGCTCGTTGTCACTCCGTGGAGCGGAGCGAGGTTCTTCAATAACGGATTCGATCAGCAGGATGATCGAGGGCGCGAAGCCTTGCCGATCACGTACAACCACCCCAACCAAAACCTTGTCGCAATGGGCAATCCTGGGCGCATGAGCTCGCTAGTGGGCTTCTTGTCCGCACATTGCCCGCTCGCTGGTACACTCGACTTTACGGGCTTCGACCAGTTGCGCTGGATTGAGTGCTTCCAGTCTGCGCTCACAGACATCAGGCTCGACGGGTGCACCGCGCTTCGGCGGCTCTGCGTCGAGCAGTGCAACCTGTCGCGGCTCGATATTCGACCGGTAGCCGCTAACCTCTACGACCTTCGAGCTGCGGACATGGAGGGCGGGGCGCTCGAGCTCTTCATGGGCCACATGCCGACGCTCTACCACTTTTGCACACGATCTCAGATCTTCATCGTGCGCAACGAGAATGGGACGCAGATTAGCGGTGATGCGTTTTACTCCCGAATGCCGAACGTCGAAGAGTTGAGCATCTTCGATAACCAGGGCCTTGCGGGGCCACTTCGCCCACGGAGTCCATACACGCGCTACATCGATGGGTGGTCGAGCCTATTCGACGCGCTCGATCTCGCAAACCAGATCCCGACAGGACGCAACGGGTACCTAGCGGTTCATTCGAACCCTTTCGCTGCCATCGATCTCACCGGATGCCAAGGAATCCAGTACCTGGACCTGCACGGCTGCAACCTATCCACAGCGCTGGTGGATTACGTGCTCGGTACCCTGGCTTCCTTCCCGACCACGAACGGCACACTGAACCTCGCTGGTTGCTCAGGGCCGAGCCCAGGCGGGCAGATCAACGCGGACGCGCTAATTGCACGCGGGTGGGATGTCACGATAGAAGACGTGGTGCTTGCTGGTGTGAACGTTGACGAGTTCACGCGGGCAGATGGCGCAGTCGGAAACGGCTGGACGTCGATGCTCAACAACGCCACGGCTATCATCACGAGCAACGCGCTTGTGATGACTGCGGGCGGGTACGGCATCTTCGGCAACGCCGGCAATGCACTGCCCGCCAACGTGCGCATCGAAACGGAGGTACCGGACTCGACCATCGCGGCTGGATTCTTCGGGATCGCTGGGCGCATCAATTCCGCAAACGGTACTGGTGTGCGCCTACTCTTCACCGATCGCACGACACCGACGCTCGGCAACTCGAGCGGCTGGAACACTGGCAATGTCACTATCACTGTGACGAACGGATTCCCTGCGTCGTGGGCCCTCAACCAGGTGCATACGCTAGAGCTGTCGATGGTCGGGACCCGCTGCGCCATCATCTGCGATGGCCAGGAGTACGGATACGGCACCGTCACCGTCAACGCGGCTTCGTCGGGGCTCGCTTACGGCGTGCTCGGTGAAGGCGGCGACACGCGCGTCTACAACCGAATGGCCGCCGTCGCGATCTAAGACACATGGCCCTCCTTTACCGTTCGAATTCACCACCGGCATTCTCAGCAACGAACGGCACCAACGTCGCGTGCGTTGTGTCGCGCTCGCTTTCGATCGGTAACGTCGTGCTCGTGTTCGTTGGGCAAAAACCTTCGAGTGCAAACGGCGGCACGGTCACCACTCCGGACGGTTTCACGCTGATCGACTCGATCACTGGAGCAGGAGGGTACGGGACGACGTTGGGCGCCGACACTGGCAATACCAACATCTTCGTCTATCGCCGCGTCATCGACGGAACCGAGGGGTGGCTGCACTCGGACACGATGGACGTCACCGTCGCGACGAACAGCGTGTGCTCCGCGACGATGGTCCGCGTGGCGAGCGGCAGTGGCGAGTACTCGTTCGCGGCCACCACCGGTTCGGACACGGCCGGCGGAAACGTATCGGTGACGTTCGGGGCCGATCCAGGCGTCGCAGCCAACGATCACGTTTTCGCGTTCTTCGTCTGCGCCTCGGACGCCGCGAACTTCAGCTCGCCGGGGCTCTCACAGACCGGCGTCACATTCAGCGCGGTTACGGAGATCGTCGAGACACCAAGCGCAAACGGTAACGACATCGGCGGCGTGCTCTGCCGCGCCACGGTCACAGCGGGCACGAGCAGTGCAGCGCCCGTGTTCGCCGCGACGACTGGCGGGACGACAACAAATGCGCGCGGTCCTGCTGTATTCGTGCGGGTTCGGGAGTTGAATCCCGTAGCGATCACGAACCCCGGCATCGCAGCGGATGGGCTCACGGAGTACGAGTACCTGCGGCTTCCCGTGCCGACGTTGGGCGGCGGATCGCTCACTATCTACGGCAAGGTTTGGATCCCCACGGCGCACCCGACGAATAGCCCGGGGCGGATGTTCGCGACGAGCAACGATGAGTTGCGACTCGTCTGGGACAACCCGTATCTCGCCTGGCTTCTCTGGTCGAACGAGGCCAACGGCGCGTCGAAGATCCTGTACGAGCGCGGCGGCGAGGTGTTCATTGCTGCTGTTTTCTCGGCCAATACCGTAACGTTCTACTGGCGCCGCGCCGACCAGTTCACACTCGGCAAGCACACTCGGGACCTGACCGCGAACCCGCTCAGTGGCACATCGACATACTTCGAGCTCGGCGAGGCTGGTCTCGAGTATCAGTATTGGGGTTGCTACGTCGGTGCGCTCACTGAGGCGCAGCTACTCGCGCAGAGCGCTGCCACGACACAGCTCGTGCCGGGGCGCTCATGGTGGCCGCTGACCAATGGGTCATTGACCGACACGGTGGGCGGATACAATGCGACAGTTTCCGGCTTCCAGAGCGGCAGTAAGGAGCTTTCGACGGGCATCGGCACGCCGAACGCCGACTACTCGACGCACTTCGGTGATCGGGTAAGCGATACCGCGATCGAAGGGTCGGTCCGGTGCGACGTCGCGATCCCGCTGACGGCCTCGACGAACTGGTCTCTCGGTGGCTACTTCAGGCTGCCGGACGCGGAGATCAACGCTTACAACGTAGCAATCACAACGGCCGACGGCTCAACGAGCGTCCTAATCTTCGTTACGCAGCTCGTCGACACCACGCCGGCACGGTTTGACACCAACCTGATGTCGAGCCTGAACGGCGATTCCAACGCCTACTACGTCGACTGTGGCAGTCGCGCTGGCGCCACTGTTTGGATGTACCGCCATTGGACCTTCACTGTATCCGGCGGCAACACGACGGTGCGCACCTACGGTGCGACCGGTGAAGGCGGCACGCTCACGCTGCTCGGCACCGCATCGTTTCAGATCCCCGAGGTATTCTCGGGCGACTATTACGTTCGCCTGAACGTCGGCAACTCTGCGACGGTGGGCTACTCAATGCGCGACCTGCGCGTCCATCTGACCGCGCTGTCACTCGAACAGATTGCGGCCCTGGCTGCGACGCACTCACCCGACACTACGGCGTGGGCACATTGGGGACTCGCGGATGGGTCGCTAGCTGACCTCTCCGGCAATACCGGGCGCGACCTGTTCGTTTTTCGCGACGACGCTTTTCGCGGACTGGCGGGGCCAACGCTTTCCGCTGGCGGCACAACCTTCACCTGCGCTGGCCTCGGCTTCGGCGGAGGCTTCGCGGCAACGTCCTCTAGCATCGTCGCTGCGCTTGCCGCGATGGCGACGTCGAGAAGCAGCGCCGCCGCGGCGAAGGCGCAGACCATCGACGTCGTTGGGACGCTCGTCTCCGAGTCGGCAGGATCCGGTCGCGCGTCGTCGGGGCTCCTTCTCGCCGGAGCGGTAGCGAGCTCGAATGCGGCCCCCGCTCGGCCTTCGGTGGCGTCGGCGGTCGCGGGCGTCGCCCGGAGCTCGAGCGGCGCGCCAGCGGCGTTCGCGGCGTCCGTGGGCGTGGTCGGGCTCACGCAGTCGCGAGGGTTCGTGCTCCCGGCGTACCAATCGAGCGCTGTCGTTGCGGGGACAGCTGCGAACGCGGCTCACCTGCTCGGAGCCGCGTCCCTTGCATCGTCCGTCTCGGGTCTCGCCGAGTCTCGGAGTGCAGCAAGTGGTCGCGTGCAGTCTGGGTCGGAGTTCACCGGAGCTGGTGTCGCTTCCACCGTGAGCGTCCTCGTCGGAGGGGCCGCTATCACGGTCCAGGGCGCTGGCGTCGCCGCGGGGCAGGCGTGGGTGCCAGGCGTGACGTCGGGCTCCGTAGCGGCCAGAGGCGCCGCCGGGACGGCCAGCTCCGCGATGGGCGCCTACGGTGCCGGTTCACTGTTCACCGGTCAGGGGGCGTCCTACGGAGCCGCTGCGCTCGTTGGTGACGCATCCTCCGGAGCACTTACCCAGGGTCGGGCGCCGTCCGTTGGCGGCGCAGCGGGAAACTCGTCATCGGTCGCGGCCGCGGGCGGCATGGCTGCAAGCGCCAGTTCTTCGCGCGCAGCCAGTGCGTCTGGAGCTGAGACAATCGGGCTCACCGTGGGGCTCTCGACCGCGCGAGGCGCCTACGCCTCCGGGTCGCTGTTCTCGGGGCTCGGAGCGACCTACGGGGCCTCAGTGCTCGCCGGTAGGGCATCCTCGGTCGTCCTCGTTCAGGGGCGCGGCCCGTCCGCTGCGAGCGCAGCAGGCGGCGCGGCAACAGCCGCAACGGCAGCCGGTATCGCTGTCACTGCCGCCGCAGCGCGCGCGTCCAGCGCCGCTAGTGTCGAAGCGGGAGGCCTCACCGTCGGGGTGTCCATCGCCCGCGGCGCCGCGACATCCGGCACCCTGTTCGACGGCTTGGGGCTCGTCTCGAGCGGGTCGGCTGCCGTCGGCGCAGCGAGCTCGACGAAGGCCAGCACAGGGCTCGCTGATAGCGACGACGTCGCAACTGGCGGGCAATCCGTCGAGGTTCTCGCGGGCGGGTTCGCCGGAGGCGGCGCCTACCTGGCTGGAGCAGCGTCACTCGCATTCGAAGCGCTCGGCCTGTCCGTGGGGCGCTCGTTCCTCGGCGCGCGCACTGCGCCGATCATCATTCACATACCAGCGTCGATCGCCGCGCAGTTCTCGCGGCTGTTCGCGGTGCAAGCGACGATCGAGCGACTGTTCGTGATTCACGCAAAAAGGACTTCGATGGCTGACTTCGTTTACGTTGGAGGGACGATTGATGTGTCCTTCGCGGCGCGGGAACTCCAAGCCGGTGAGCGCGTGCTCTACGACCCGACGCGGCTCGTTGTCTCCATCCGACTCCCGGACGGCTCGACAGACGCGATGACGTACGCCGGTCCACAGGACACCGACGTGCGGATCTTGCGCGAGTCAGTCGGGCGTTTCCGCCTGATCTATCCCGCCGGCGATACCGTTGGCGAAGCACTTGTCGACGCGCGCGTGACGGAGCAGGTCGGCGAGATCCCCTATTCCGTCGACCTATTCGAGCCACTTCACATCGAGGTGCGAGCCCGTCCCGTTGGACTCGTTGACGCACCAGCACCCGTACCAGAGGCACCAGCACCATGAAAAGCAACGCACGCAAGATCGCAGACGCCGGACTAGTCTACAACGCAACGGATTGGGATGGGGTGGCGATAAACGACACCACTACCCCCGACGCCAACTTCTACGCGGCACTTCACACCGCGTGGCCCGGTCGCGCCGGTACCCAAGCGACAAGCGAAGCCAGTTATGGAAACTACGCGCGTGTTGCTATCCCGCGCACGTCGGCCGGCTTCACCGTCTCTGGCACCGATGGCGGTGTGACGCTCGCGGCTAACCGCTCGTTCCCTGCATCGAGCGCGACCGGGAACAACCAGTATTGCCCCTTCTTCTCGATCGGCCGCGCTGCATCCGGCGCCGGAATGATCCTCGAGATGGGATGTTTGGTGAAGTCGGGCACGACGGCGCGACCGTTCACCGCCGTCACTACGAACAACCTGGTCACCTGCGTCGGGCATGGCGCGGTTGCGAACGATCGTGTCGTGTTCTTCCAGAGCGGATCCGCGGCGCTCCCAACGGGAATTACCGAAGGGACCGTCTACTACGTGATCGCCGGCAACCTCACGACAGACACGCTCAACGTCTCCGCAACGCAGGGCGGAGCGTCTATCACAGTCAGCGGCGCCGGCGTCGGAATCATGATGGTCCTCGATGGTCCAACCGTTGGCAACGCGTACACCGTAACCCTTACCACCTCGACGGCAATCATCGTCGACTAACCCCCTCTCTAGCAACGAGGCGCTTCGCGAGTTGTCGCGGGCGCCTCGGAAAGCGAACAACAATGGAATCCCTCGTGCTCGTAGACAAGCTAACGCTGCTCCTGACCCAAGCCGCCGCGCTCATCGCGGTTCTTGCCGCAATCTGCGGAATCGTCGCAACGGCCCTACCGCAGCAATGGAGACTGACGAAGGCGCTCACCAAGATCGGCATGCTCACGGTTCGCGCAACCACAGCCCCAAGCCCAAAGAACCAGGACAAGCTGCCACCGATCGCCGGAGCATCGATCGTATTCCTCGCGCTATTCCTCAGCGGTTGCGCCGGCACACTCGAGGAAACCCGGGCTTCTGTGCGTGTTCAGTCCGTAGCCGGCGTACGAACCACGCGGGACGCCGACCTCTGCGATTCGCTCAGCTCGAAGCAGTTTTGGTCGACGCTGGTGGGTGCCGTCTGCGCTGGCGGAGCATCGACCACAGCCGGGTTCCTCGCATGGGAAGTCGATCCGTCGCCCACGGAACGCAAAGCCCTCGCCTACGCGACGGGAGCATCGGGACTGTGTGCGCTCGGAGCCGTCGCGGCCGTGCAATGGCTCTCGGGTGAGTGGGTCCGTAAGGAGTGCGCCCAGTGAGCTTCGCCACGCTAGCCCGTAGCCTCGCAGGAATGCGGGGCACGGGCTGCCGCCCCGAGGTGCTGAAGCGCCCGCTACCAGACTT